GATGCAGGACTTAAAATTGCTATGATCGTTGGTGCAATACTGTCTGTAATTCTGAAACCAGAAACGCAGGTAGTAACGGTAGCACCAATATCTTGGCAGTCTTTTATTGGTAATAAAAACTTTACTAAAGCAGAGAAGTTGCAGGTAGAAAAAGATTTTCCTGAAAAGTCTGCTGCTTGGTATAAGAACAAGATTAGAGAAATCAGAAAGCAAAGAACGATGGATTTCTTCAATGATAAATTTAACACATCAATATCAGACAATGATGTTGGTGATGCATGTGGAATATCCTACTATGCATATAAGAAGCTTACGGAGAGAATATGAGCAAGTTATACCAGTCCCAGTCCTGGCTTACCAAAAGATATATAATTGATCGAAAGACAATTGAAGAGATTGCAAAAGAATGTAATACCAGCCACCAAACTATTTATAGATATTTGGTAGAATTTGACCTAATTCGTAATCAAAGAAAGTGGTCCAAATGATTGAAAGAAATATCTGGCAAACTTATGAGACAGACATACACGACTTACCAGACTATGCTGCGTTTTGTATAAAAAGCTGGAAAACAAAAAATAGAGAGTGGAAACACAACTATATGAGTGGTCAGCAAAGAGAAGACTTTGTTAGAGATGAATATGGTGGCGATATATACGAAGCTTATATGAGAATGCCAATGGGTGTGATGAAGGCAGGTATTTGGAGATTTTTAATTCTATATCGTTATGGTGGAATTTACGCTGACTTAGATACAGAATGTGTAACAAAGATTAGAAACTGGCTTCCTAATGATTACGAAATGGTGGTTGATATTGAGGGAGACACTCCTTGGTATGCGACACAGGTAATTGCTGCAAGGTCTGGGCATCCCTTTCTTAAAAATGCAATTGACTTATGCGTTGAAAGAATGAAGCTTAACGATTGGACGATTCCAAATATGGTTCACCACTATACAGATGTTGCAATGTTTACAGATAGCCTAATGAATTCATTAGAGCTTCCTCCACACGAAGGAGACTTAAGAATAAAGGCTCTTGAGTACAATGAAACTGAAAAAGCAAAAGAACATAAGTTTTTTACTTTTGCTGGTGAAGATGCAAGATGCCTACTTGACAGGCATGTGCGACATTTATATTGGGGAGACGTTGATAGAAAAGAAGGATACATTGCTTGGAAAGCAGATCCAATTGTAAATCAATCATACAAGGATGGTTTTGATCCTAAAGATTGGAAAGAAGGATGAACACTATAGGAGTTCTTCCAGCATCAGGCAAGGCATCACGAATTGGAGGAATTCCAAAATTTGCTTTACCAATCTCAGATGACAGATGCTTATTGCAGTGGCACGTTAATCAGATGCTAGAGGTGTGCGATGAAGTTCGTGTTTCTACCAGACCAGAATGGGTTCCAATAATTCAAAACATGGATATGAATATTAAGCTTATTGTAAGAGAACCATCAACAATGTCAGATGCTGTAAGTTTTATGATTGGAGAATATAACGACACAGTTCTTGTTGGTATGCCAGATACATATATATTAAACTCAACAAAGAACATATACTCTGAATTAATGAAAAATCAGAACAATGCAGACCTTGTTTTAGGAACATGGAAATGCCCAGAAGATCTTAAAGGAAGAGTTGGTCAAGTTTCAGTATTGGATGGAAAAGTAGTAGCCTCAAAAGATAAGTCAGATAATTGTGACTACGAGTATCTTTGGGGAACTTTACTTTTTCGTAAGAACATGATAAGATATATAGACCCAAATAAGAATCACCCAGGAGAGCAAATTCAGGAATGGGTAACTTCAAGATTTAACATACAGGCTGTTGAAAATGATGGTGAGTATATGGATATCGGAACATTAAAAGGACTAAAAGATCTTTACAGAAGAATGGAAAATTAATATGCACGAGTATAAAGATGAAAAATTTCATATAGAAGTTGATCAAGTAAATCATCCAGCACACTATACTAGTCATCCAAGTGGTATTGAAGCGATTCAGGTTACAAGACACATGAATTTTAACCTTGGCAATGCCTTTAAATATATTTGGAGGGCTGGAATAAAAAGTGACGAGAAGCATATTGAAGATTTACAAAAAGCAATCTTTTATATTAATGATGAAATAAACAGACTTGAGGGGAAATACAGTGCCAACTTATGAATATACCTGCGTAGAGTGTGACAAAACAATAGAAAAGCCAAACGTAAACGTTGATGACAGAGATCATCAGCAATGTGAAGGTTGTGGTAACGTTTTGACTAGAAGCTGGACAATAGGAAATGTATCAGTTTGGGCTCCAACTGCAGGTGGATACCGCTAAATCCTGTGTTTTGCTGTATAATATACATATAAGAAAAGGAATTAGTCATGTCTGAAGTTGAAATTGTTGACCGTATGGAAAACATTAATCGTGTTGCAGAAGAGTTTTTAAAAGGTAATACAAATCCTGCTGCTATTGCTAAGGTCACTGGCATGAAAAAGGTTGAGGTTCAAGAGTATTTAAATGAATGGAAAACAATAATTCATAGTGATAGACAGGTTCAAATTAGAGCTAGAGAAGCACTTAGTGGTGCTGATCAACATTACTCTATGTTAATTAAAGAAGCTTGGGCAGTTGTTGAAGAAGCAGATAGAAGTGCCCAGCTTTCACAAAAGACGGCAGCCCTAAAACTTATTGCAGACATTCAGGCTAAACAAATGGATATGCTTCAAAAAGCAGGTATGTTAGATAACAACGAGCTTGCAGAAAAAGTTGTAGAAACAGAAGATAAGCAAAAGCTCCTTGTTGAAATTATTAGAGATACAGTATCTGCTTGTGAAAGATGTAAGCCATTGGTTTTTGGAAAGTTAAGTAAAGTTACAGGTCAAGCAGAGGTCCTATAGTGTTTGAAGATATTATAGATCTTCTTGGTGGCGATGAGTTTGAAGAGAAACCAGTAGCACTTGAAGAGTTTGTTGTTAGTGAAGAATATTTAGGACTACCTCCACTTTCACAGTATCAGTATCAAGCTATTCGTGCAATGAGCCAAATTTATAAAGAGCAAACTTTGCTAAACGTTTATGGCAAAGATGACGGTCTTAAGCGTTGGAAACAAACTTGTAACGAAGTAATTTTACAGCTTGGTAAGGGTTCTGGTAAAGATTATATGTCAACCATTGCTGTTGCATATATTGTTTATCTTTTATTGTGTCTTAAAGATCCACAAAGATATTACAACAAGCCACCAGGCGATGCTATAGATATTCTTAATATTGCTATTAACGCTGAACAGGCAAAGAACGTTTTCTTTAAAGGGTTTAAGATGCGTTTAGATAATTCTCCTTGGTTTCAGGGTAGATACACAACAACAGCACAAGCAGTTAGTTTTGATAAAGGAATTACATGCCACTCAGGTCACTCCGAAAGAGAGTCCTGGGAAGGCTATAACGTACTTATGGTAATCCTTGATGAGATTTCTGGTTTTGCTACAGAGTCAACTTCTGGTCACGATCAAGCAAAAACAGGTGCAGCAATCTACGACATGTATCGTGCATCTGTTGATTCACGTTTTCCAGATTTTGGAAAAGTTGTTCTTCTTTCATTTCCCCGATATAAGAACGACTACATTCAAACAAGATATAATGCGGTAGTTGTAGACAAAGTTGTTCATCAAAGAAGCCACACCTTTAAAATTGATGAAACGATTGAAGACTATACTAGTGAAAATGAAAAATACAATAACGAGTTTACTGTTGATTGGGAGGAAGATGAAATTGTTGCATATAAATATCCAAAGGTGTTTGCTCTTCGCAGACCAACATGGGAAATAAATCCAACAAGAAAAATTACGGACTTTAAAATTCAATTCTTAACAAATCCTATAGATGCTCTATCTCGCTTTGCCTGTATGCCTCCAGAAGCTGTAGATGCGTTCTTTAGATCAAGGGAAAAGATTGAAACATGTTTTTCTGGTCCAAATGGCGTAGACTCTTCTGGAAGGTTTACAGACTGGTTTGTTCCAAAAGAAGATACCGAATACTTTATACACGTTGACCTTGCACAAAAACATGACCATTGTGCGGTATCAATGGCACACGTTGATAAGTGGGTAAAGATTGATACGTTTAATGACTATGATGTAATTAATCCATTTGTAGTTGTAGATGCAATAAGATGGTGGACACCAACAGCAGACAAAACGGTAGATTTTAAAGATGTAAAAAACTATATACTAGAGTTACGATCAAGAGGATTTAGAATTAAGCTAGTAACGTTTGATAGATGGAACTCGTTTGATATTATGAATGAGTTAAAGTCGGTAGGAATGAACTCTGAAACTCTTTCTGTTGCAAAAAAGCATTATGAAGATATGCAAATGTTGGTTGCAGAAGAAAGAATCTATGGACCCCACACGAATCTTCTTATAGATGAGCTATTGCAATTAAGAATTATTCGTGATAAAGTAGACCATCCAAGAAAAGGATCTAAAGATTTAGCAGATGCTGTTTGTGGATCTATATACAATGCAATTGTAAACTCATCAAGAGGTGCTAAAGAAATTGAAGTTCACAACTTTAGAGACTTTAAGCCCAATTCCCACAAAGACCTTTATGATGATTTTTCAAAACCAATTACAAAAAGACCAGATGAAATGCCAAAAGATGTTGCAGAATTTTTAAGCGGAATGGGGCTAATTTAATGGAAGACTTTTATGAAATGATATCAGACGGCGAGGAAGAAGTGTTTTTATACATGGTTGAAAATGGATACCTAATAATTGCTGGGCTTGATAAAAATGGACAGCCTTTGTACAAAATGACTACTAAAATGGTAGAAGATTTTCCAGACCTGTTTGAAGAGCATATGTCTTTTACAAACGAACTCATATTTGATTTGTGGACAAAAGGTTTTGTTGAAGTAAGCATGAGCGATGATGCAAGATGGAACATACTTCCAAATGAAAAAACAGTTAGTTTTAGAGATTATGAAGAAGAGTTAACAGATCAGGAATGGTTATTAATGGAAGAAATTAATGACATGATAGAGCTAGAAAACTCTTGACATTTTTATTTATATAGTGTATTATATATTTTAATAGGGTAGAGTTGGGCAGGTTGGTGAGCCCCATTGACTGTAAATCAATCGCTTTAGCTGTGTAGGTTCAATTCCTATCTCTACCACGCATAGGAGTAGTAAGTGGAAGAAAAAGTTATTGAGCTAAGGTATGTTCTTGGCAACAATGTTCGTTTATACAAAGTTATAAATCCAAAAGTAAAAAGAATTTGGATGGATGAAACTATGGGAAATGCTTACCGCTGCACCCCATTAAACGTTGCAAACACATATGGTTGGCAGGTGCTTTGCCCCATGACTCTTACTGCAGAATGGAATGGTGGACCCCTAGCTTCAGACATTAAGGTATCAATAATTGATTTTCCAGACGAACCTATAGAAAGTGAAAACTCTAAATTTGTTGCAACTAATTTTGGGCATGGAATATTAAGCTTTATTCCAGATTTTATTGTTAAAACTCCTAAAGGAATATCTACATATGTTCGTGGCATACCAAATTTAATTGCAAATGGCATACAGCCACTGGATGGAGTTGTTGAAACAGATTGGTTACCATTTACTTTTACATATAACTTTAAATTTATTAAGCCAGGAAAAATAACTTTTGAAAAAGATCAGTCCTTGTTTAGTTTTTTTCCTGTACAAAGAGGATACGTAGAAGAATTTGATACCAAAATTTCAGACATAAGTGACTACCCAGACTTTGAAAAAGAATATCAAAGTTACAGTAGTCACAGAGGAATGCAAGAGTCTGGAGTAGATGTAAATACTGGTCACTACAACAGATCAGAAACTCCAGTTAAAAAATATGATGTTATTAATCATCTTAAAACAAGCAACATAAAAGAGTTTAAGTACTATAATTAAATAACCAATCCCCAATAGCTCAATCGGCAGAGCGTCAAACTGTTAATTTGAATGTTCCTAGTTCAAGTCTAGGTTGGGGAGCATAGCCCAATCCCACTTAGGTGCAAACTAACTGGGTAAGGTAGTCCAGAGATGATTCGGCTGGGTGATGCTTGGAGTGATTCCAGAATCCAGACAGTAAGACCTTAAGCAAGTCATATGCTGTCTGTTTTGCGAATGTTGCATAATGGTAGTGCCTCAGTTTTCCAAACTGACGGTGAGAGTTCGATTCTCTCCATTCGCTCCAAATATCTATTGACTAATCTAATATAAGAGAGTATAATAATAATATGACTGAAACTGTAGAGCAAGTAGAACGTCAATTAAAGATTGCTGACCGCTGCGATAGATGCGGTTCTCAAGCATTTGTTTTAGTAAAAGGTATTGCAGGAGAACTAATGTTCTGTGGTCACCACTACAATAAAAATGAAGATGCATTGGTTAAATATGCATACGAAATTGTTGACGAAAGAGAACATATAAATAGCCATTCTGCTTCAAGCCCTATTTAATTTTGGGGGTGTTAGCTCAGTTGGTCAGAGCAGCAGACTCATAATCTGCCAGTCGTCAGTTCAAGTCTGACACACCCCACGCCCCTGTAGCTCAGCGGATAGAGCAATAGGTTTCTACCCTACAGGTCGGGAGTTCGATTCTCTCCAGGGGTACTTTTAGGATATAATAGAATTAGGTTTAATACCTAATTTATAAGGAAAGAGTGATTCTAAATGGGTTCACCAATTGTGGGAGGTAAGGTTACAACACCTTACAAGAAGCTTGGAAAGATGTGGTCTAAAGGCTACCACACAGGAGTAGACTATGCTTGCAAAGTTGGAACAGACATCGTTGCTGTTGCTGATGGCAAGATTGAAAATGCTACCTGGGGTGCCAGCTATGGTACACAGTTAGTTCAAAAAGTTGAGGGTGGCTGGGTAATCTATGCACACCTTTCAAAAGCTCTAGTAAAGCCAGGAGACAAGGTAAAGAAGGGTCAGCACATTGCTGAATCTGGTAATACAGGTAACTCTTCAGGTCCTCATCTTCACTTTGAAATGAGAGACAACATTAGATGGAGTGCAGGTAAGGATATTGATCCTGCTGCAATTCTTGCATCTTAATTAAATAGTTTGAAGCCCCTAACTTTTTGTTAGGGGTTTCTGCTATCTCTAAAAAGTATTGACAATTCTATATTGTTTAGTATATAATATAAAAACCAAATAAAAAGGAATTTAATGAAAACAGCAGTAATTGTTGATATTGATGGCACAGTTTCCCATAGGTCTGACCGTGAAATGTTTGAGTATTCAAAGGTAATGAATGATACTCCAGATAAAAATGTTATTGAAGTTGTAAATGCTTTATGGCGATCTGGACACAAAATTATATTTGTTACTGGTCGTGATGACTCATGCTTTAATGAAACATACAACTGGTTGACTCTTAACTGTCCACCGTTTGTTAAGCTACATATGCGTAAATACGGAGATTACAGAAAGGATTATGTTGTTAAACGAGAAATCTACGAACAGCTTATTGCACCTGATTATGACGTTTTATGCGTTCTTGATGATAGGGACTCAGTTGTAGATATGTGGCGTGAAGTTGGATTGACCTGCCTACAAGTGGCACCAGGAGATTTTTAATGGATAAGGGATTTCAATATGACTTCTTTGCACAAGAATGGTCACATACCTGTGGTGCCTGTGACACAGATTTATATGCACCAACTAAAAAACATCTAGAAGGAAACTTCTGGATACATACACACTCAAATAACTGTCTTGGAGGATGGTAATGAATAAAACAGAGTTACAAAATGTAATCTCTTACGAAACAGATGAAGAGATGTTATTAATGGATGGATTTGAAGATGCCTTTATTGGTTTTTCAAAACGTTGCGGTCAGCCAACATTAGCAACTTATTCATTTTTAAAAATGTTGCAGGTGCTTGTTGATCGTGATGATATGAGTTTTGAAGAGGCTGAAGAATATATAATGTATAACTGTGAGGGAGCATGGATGGGTGAACTAACACCAATCATATTGCACGAGTACATTGATCCATTTATAGAGAATTGGAAATCACATGGCTAATGTAAAAAAAAGTTATTTTATTAAATCAACAGATGAACTAACAGAAATTTACATCTCTGGTTTGAGGCACTATGTTAAAAACCGTTTAGGTGAAACTGAAATGCATATGGAAGATTTTGCGGTAGAAGTAGCAAACTTTTCAGAATGTTTTTATGCTACTATGGTAGCGTTACCAAAGGATTAATATGGAATTTAAACTAGAGCACGAAGTAAACAAGGGTCCGATCATTAGGTGGTTCGCAAATCAGGCTATGAATATTTCAGGCTGGCTTGCAAAAACTTCTGCTCCATATGCAGATATGTATACAGCAGTTTGGGACGATTATGAAGACGAAGACAACCTTTCTGTGCCACACAATCAAATGGGAATATTCGATAATCTAGAGCCACTACCACAATTTGAACGGCTAACAGAGGATTTAATTTAGTGTCAGATAATGAATATTATTACAAAGATCAGATGCGTGAACTACAAAATGTAAATGCTTTTGTAAGAGTAAATACCTTGAGGAGTGTTTTAAATAAACTAGAATGGTTTAAAGAAAATAATGGAACAATAGATGACGCTATTTGGTTTATTAAATCGGAACTTAAATGATGATACAAAAAATTTTAAGATATGCAGAACACTTAGGTTTAGATAAAGAAGAGCTACTACAAATGACAATGATAGATGCAATGTTATTAATTGAAAATACAAAAGATATGTGGAAGGAAGTGAAACAACTTGGGTAAGCATCATGATAAAGTTCTTAAAGCATTAGAAATTAGAAAAAATAATGTTCCGCAAAAGGGTGGATACAATATGCCTGGATCTATGAATAAAAAGAAAACTGGATATAGGAAATAAGCTTTGGATTGTGGCATTGAATATAAGATTTGTAGTGTTTGTAAGATAAATCAAAAAATTAATAATTTTTATAAAGTAAGTGGTACCGAAAGATTTAGAAGCTGGTGCAAAGCTTGCCATAAAGAATATAACTTAAAAAACAAAGAAAGAAAAAAGGTTTATGACTTTGAGTACAGGCAAGTAAACAAGAAACGTATTGCAAAAGTAACTCGTAAATATCATATATCAAATCGTGAAAGAGCAAGAGATGCTGCTCATAGACGTAGATCTATTAAAATGAATAATGGTTCATTTAAAATTTACAAAAAAGAACTTTTAAAAATATACAACTCTTCTTGTTTTTACTGTGGTTCATTAAATAAAATTACTATAGATCATATTGTTCCAATTAGTCGTGGCGGTACTCATAGTATAGGAAATTTAGTTGCAGCTTGTGCTTTTTGTAATGGAAGTAAACATAATAAATTATTAGTTGAATGGAAATATAAAACTTGACACGGGCAGTATAATTATGCTAAACTAGAATAATGCGATTCAAAACCTTGGTTTTGATTCCTGCTATTGCGGTTCTTGCAACATATGTTGTATCCCTACCAGTAGCCCAGAGTCAAACCAGTGCTAATGAGGCACCGCAAAATGTAAGAAGTGTAATAGGTCAAGATAGAAGTATTAAGATTGCTACACTTGCAACACATGAAAAAGAAATAAAGAAAGAAAAAACTAGAAGCAATGAAAAAGCTTCTAGATCAAAGAAGGCTAATAGCCTTGCTGCAAAAACTAATCAAGCTTTTGCAAAGTCCTACATGGAGTCTAAATACTCTTGGGACGAATCCCAGCACTCTTGCCTTGTGAATCTATGGAATCGTGAAAGTGGGTGGAGGCACACTGCTGACAATCCAACTTCAAGTGCCTATGGAATTCCACAAGCCTTGCCTGGAAGTAAGATGGCAAGTGCAGGGGCAGATTGGAGAACAAATCCAGAAACACAAATCAAATGGGGTCTAAAGTATATTAAGCATAGATACGAGACCCCCTGTGGAGCATGGAGTGCATTCAAGAAAAAGGGCTGGTACTAACCTACTAGTTTAGTTAAGTGTCCTGAGCAAAGACATTAAACTGCTCACCATACATCTTGGGTGTATAATTAAATATTTGCCTCTTTAGCTCAGTGGTAGAGCAACGCTCTTGTAAAGCGTAGGTCATCCGTTCAAATCGGATAAGGGGCTCTAAAATAAAATATATTAGGAGAAGTTATGAACATTGAAGAGTTTAACGAATTAGTCAAAGAGGGCACTACCATTGTAGACTTCTGGGCAGAGTGGTGTGGTCCATGCAAAATGATTGGTCCAGTACTAGAAGAGCTTGCACAAGAAGAAAATGTAAAGCTTCTTAAAATTAATGTAGATGAAAACAAAGAGCTTTCAAGTGCATTTAATCTAACTAGCATTCCAGTAATTATGCTGTATGCTGATGGTGTAAAGACAAAATCAATAATAGGTGCTAAGCCAAAGCCAGCACTTAAAAAAGTTCTATTTGGATAAGAGGTCCTAATTGACTAAAAGAAGGCGTATACAAGAACCCCTTCCTCAATACAAAGAAGCAATAACTAGGACTGGTTGGTGTAGTGGATGGGAAAATGAAAACTATCATTCTTCCTGCCCATACCAGTTTTATAGCATGTCTGTAAACACTAAATATACTTGTAGTTGTGACTGCCATACGCACAAATAGATGATAAAATAGATATATGTCAACAATATTCCCCCTAGATCCTGAGATTAATGATGTATATCAGGGTTATCTGTATAATGGCACAGCCTGGGAAATTATTGGAATCAACTTAAATGATGTTCCAACAGGTCCAACAGGACCAGCAGGACCAACGGGTGCAGATGGACCAGTTGGAGCAGATGGACCAATGGGTCCAGCTGGTGAAAATGGCATGGATGGAGCACCTGGACAAGATGGAGCACCTGGTCTAAATGGCATGGATGGAGCACCTGGACAAGATGGTCAAGATGGAGCACCTGGACAAGATGGTCAAGATGGAGCACCTGGACAAGATGGTCAAGATGGAGCACCTGGACAAGATGGTCAAGATGGTGCTAATGGTCTTGGATATAAAGTAAGAGCAGAAATAGACGATAGTGCTGCAGCAGCAACTGGTATTAGTAGCTGGATATTTGAAGAGTATAGTGCCTATCAAAATGGAAACAGAGTAAGGATATCCGCTGAAGATGGATCCTTTCAAGAAGGAACTATATCTGATATCTCAGGTTTAAGCTTTCAACTAAATATTGAGTCATCTTCTGGCACTTTAGGGTCTGGATATTATCCAGTTACAATTGTTGGAAGCCCTGGATTAAATGGTGAACCAGGAATAGGTTATTCTAGCGAAGGGAAAGTTCCTAGCAACTTAGTTATTGGTAATGTTAATACAGATGGAAATTCATCACAAACATTTATTTTTCCAGCAAAGCTTGCATATCAAATTGGGAATAGAGTTAGAATATCCCAGGTAAGTAATTTATCAAATTATGTAGAAGGAAGTATTGAAACAATTGATGTTATTACTTCTGCAACTGGAGTTGCACCAAACATAACTTATAGCTATGCAACAACGGTTGGCATACGCTTTGATGCAAAGGGTGGTTCTGGAACTTGGACAGCAAATTCAACTTTATTATCCATAGGCTTATCTATACCTAAAGTTACTCCAAACTTAACCATTGGAGAAGCAACAATAAAAACTACAAGTACAGCACTTACATCTTCCTCTGCTACAACTATTGTTACCATACCAAAAGGACTTGGACTAGTATCTGCAGAATTACTTGTATTATTATCAAGCAATGACGATGGAAGCTACTATACATCAAAAATGTTAGTTTGTAACGGTAGTGGTGTTGAAGACATAAAAACAACTGAATATGCAATTATAGAGGATGGTTCCATGGATATAACCTTTACAACAGTTGAGTCTGGATCAAATATATTACTAAAAGCTGCTACAACAAATATTGGGGTAGTTGCAAAAGTTGTTTCAACATCAATAAGTGCAGAAAATGGGGCTGGATAATGTGTTATAATTTCTTTGAAGGGACAGTGAACTTCATTGGCTAATATTAATTTTGTTGTAAAGAATGACATTGATAATACTGGAACAGTTGCTTTAACCTCAAGTATACCTCCAGTTGGATCTGTAGTTGCCTATGCTTTAGCCACACCACCAGCAGGATGGCTACTTTGTGATGGAACAGTTCACAACATTTCTTCTTACCCAACACTTGGTGTAGGTCTTGGTTCAACTTATGGTGGAAATGGAACTACAACATTCGCTGTTCCAAATCTTAAAGGAAGAGTTCCTGTTGGTAGAGATTCTGCTCAAACAGAGTTTGATACTCTTGGTGAAGTTGGTGGTGCTAAGACGCATACATTAACAAGCACAGAAATGCCATCTCACACTCACACTCAGAACTCTCACAACCACACTCAAGATGCTCATGGTCACAACTTTTTATATGCTGGTACCGAGTATTCTGGGTGGCAGTTTGCCACGGCTGCTGGTGGAAACATTAACTATTCCCTTGGTAACGGTGCTGGTGGTGTTACAACTATTGCCGCTAACACAGCAACTAACCAGGCTGCTACCGCAACCAATCAAAACACTGGTGGTGGCGAAGCACACAATAATCTTCAACCATATATAGTTATGAACTATATTATAAGGGCTGTATAAATAATGGCTAATAAAAAATTCTTAAATCCAATTAATCTAGTTAATTTAGCCTCAGATCCATCTACCGCCAGTGAAGGTGATATCTACTATAACACCACAGATAATGCTGTAAAGGTATATGCCAATGGTTCTTGGGTAGGTATTGGAGCAGGTGGTGGCTCTGAAACTACTGTTTCAGCTACCGCACCATTAAGCCCTACAACTGGAGATGCCTGGTATAAAAATGACACTGGTGAGTTCTATGTATATGACGGAACTTATTGGGTAGAAGTAAATGGTGTCATTGAGGGAACAAACTCATTTAAAACAATATCTGTATCTGGTCAAGATAGTGTTGTGGCAGACTCATTTACAGATACCTTAAGTCTTGTAGCAGGTACAAATGTATCTATTACAACTGATGCCACCGCAGACTCTATTACAATCAATGCTGACTCTAAGGCAACCAGCTCTGTTTATTTAGTTAGAAATAATACTGGATCAACAATATTAAAGGGAACTTTGGTTTCTGCATCAGGTGCAGAACCTAGCGGAAGAATAGATGTAGAGCCTTTTGCAGCAGTTGGCGGAATTAACTCAGAACTAACTGTTATGGGTATGGCTACTGAAACTATTTCTAATGGTGTTAATGGTGAAGTACTAAGTTTTGGAACTTTAACTGGAATAGATACTAGAGGAGATACTATCAGTCCAATTGCCGTTGGTGATGAAACTTGGGCTGAAGGAGATATTCTTTTTGCTCACCCAACTGTTGCTGGAAAACTTACCAAGGTAAGACCACAACACGACCTGGCTGTTGCTTTTATTACCGTTCGTCACGCATCCACTGGACAAATTGCAGTAAGAATTGTTCCAGGAAATAATCACTTGGAATGGATGCATGATGTAACTATAGATACCCCAGCAGACAATGAAGTTCTTGCATATGATAGTGCAAGTGGTCTTTGGAAAAATCAAACAGCATCAGAAGCAGGGCTCTCCGCTTCTGATCACAATCATACAGTTGACAGTCTTTCAAATGTTGTAATTACTGGAACTCCAACGGATGGACAAGCACTTGTTTGGGATACCACAACTTCCAAGTGGATAAATGAAACGGTATCTGCAGTCACAGATATAAGCAGTCTTACAGATGTAACAATTTCTGGAACTATAGCAGACAATGAAGTACTTGCATATGACACTGCAACTTCTCAGTGGATTAATCAAACTACAGCAGAAGCAGGTCTTGTAACACTTACTGGCACTGAAACACTAACAAATAAAACTTTAACTACACCAAAAATTAATGAGGACGTTACCCTTACCGCCACATCAACAGAGCTAAACATTCTTGATGGTGCAACTCTTACTACTACCGAACTTAATTACGTTGACGGAGTTACAAGTGCTATTCAAACACAGATAGATACTAAAGCTCCTAGTGCTGATCCTACATTTACTGGAACTGTAGTTCTTCCATCTACTACTTCTATCGGAGACGTATCCGCCACTGAAATTGGATATCTTGATGGAGTAACCTCTGCAATTCAAACACAGATTAGTTCAAAGGCTTCATCAAGCCATACGCACTCTTACCAAGAAGCAGACTCTGATCTAACTGCAATCGCTGGAATTACATCTGGGGTTGGTCTTCTAAAGAGACTTGGACCAGATACCTGGAGCATTGATACAAATGCTTATATAACTGGTTCATCCCCAACAATCAATACTTCTTTAATTGCTGGAACATCTACGTTTAACTTAATTAATAGCATTGCCACTACAGTTAATTTTGCTGGGGCAGCAACAACATTAATTATGGGATCTACTGATGCTGGTGCAAGCACTACAATTAGAACCCCTGCAATAGCTACAACAAGCACATCCTTAGACTTATTTAATACAACCGCAACTACTGTAAACTTTGGAGGTGCAGCAACAACATTTAATTTGGGTGGAACGCCAACTGGATCACTTACTGCAACCTTGTTTGGAAATGCAACAACAACTACTAAAACAATTAACATTGGAACTGGTGGTGCTTCAGGATCAGAAACAAACATTAATATTGGATCTTCAACAAGTGGTGCAACTGGAACAGTTTCAGTCTATCCTTCAACAAATTTTGTTGGAACCGTTACAGTACCAACCCCAACAAGTTCAGGTCACGCTACAACCAAGGGATATGTAGATGCGTTAGCTGCTGGAATTACTGTAAAAGCTCAGGTTGTTTATGTTTCTTCTGCAAATCTAAATGCAACATACGCAAATGGAACTAGCGATTCATCTGGTGGTCTTGGAGTTGGAGCAACTCTTACTGGAAATGTAGACGGAGCATTAATACTTGATGGACCAGAGGTAGAGGCTGGTCAAAGAGTTCTTATTAAAAATCAAACTGACGCAAAGCATAATGGTATATATGTTGTAACTTTTGCTGGAGACGGTGATGATCCGTTTATCTTAACAAGAGCAACAGACTTTAATGGAAACTCTTCAACTAATGGCATAGTTAAAAATGGAGCATATATTTTTGTTACCTCTGGAACTAACTCTGCAAATGACTCTTATGTAGTTTCTCTTGGAGGAACTTCATCCTCTCCAAGTGGTGCAATTAAGTTCGGAACAGATAATGTTTCCCTTGCACAGTATTCTGGCGTACCAAATAATATTAGCACACTTGGATACGTTACAACAGGAACTTGGGCAGCTACCCCAATTGATAAAGACTTTATTGATACTGAAATAGCCAGAACAAACGATCCAGTATTTACTGGTCATGTTACAGTTCCGTCCCCTACAGATGATACAGATGCAGCAAACAAAGAGTATGTAGACGATTTAATTTTTGCCAGCTTGCCATACTTGCCAGATATCATTCCACTGGATGACCTAAGGTATGAGTTTAACGGTATGGATTCTAGATTTGTTCCAAAATTCCAAGGAGAACAAGTAGCAATTAATAATCCCCTTAGACTTTTAGTAACAATAAATGGTATAATTCAAACAGTGGACTTTCCAGAATATGTCTGGCAATCTATGCTACCAAGAGAAGGCTTCATGGTAGATAACGATGGCTACATAGCATTTTCTGAGGTTGTCCCAGTAGGATCAACTTTTGATGCCAGGGTAATGCTTGGACCAAATGTAAATTCAATAAAGAAAGGATATCCATTCAGAGCAGTGGATATATTATTAGGAGCATAAAAAATGGCTAGAAAAGTACTTCACGAGACGAATTATACATTCACTCCGTCAACACGAACGATTGTAATCCCAGATCACATTCCAAGGGAGAGACTGGTTTTAATTACAAACGTAACTACTAACCAAGTCATCTACAACTTCTCTGACCCTAGTCTTAAAGCAACAAGCTATACCCCAGCCATTGACTCAAACAACGTAGCCACAACAACTGTTGTTCTTAATTACAACACAGCAGCAATGTCTGCTACAGATAAACTTCAAATCACAGTTGATGAGTATGCTGAAAGCTTCCAACCAGATGAAGCATACATGGATCCTGTTGGAAAGTTTAGAGTTTCCGAACCTACTTCTTTAATTGATACCGATTTTGAATACGGAACTCAGCCTACTAAATGGGAAGTATTAAGTCTTACAAACAACAAGCCTTCAGCCTTTTATGATATTCAAACACCAATTGCACAGCCTTCTGGAGGAACAAACACTTTTGTTTCAATTACAGGAACTGGATCTTCTAGACTTGTAACAGTAGTAACTACTGCAGCCCACGGTCTTTCTGTTGGAGA